AAAGCCGATACCCCGATATTGAAGCATAAGCTTACCAGTGCATCAAATTGGTTCTGGTTTATATCATCGCGGGTAATGGAATACACTGCCAGCTCGTAAGCCCGAAGCAGGTTCCGGAATAACTCAATAGCCCGTTCTTTGGTGATTGGTGAATCTTGCATCGTTACTCGCTTACCTGACTCATAGTATGTACACCCAATGCCGATAGTCGGTATCTTAACTGAATCCAGATAAGGTTTTAATCGAAGGCCTTCTTCACGTATCAGGAATTCAATACCGTTGTCTGAAGTTTTGGTAATCTCTTTCATTGTGGCGTTTCTTCTTTTGGTTCGGTCGTTACCGATGCGGTAAATTCAGCAGTAGTAGTTCCGGTTTCTGTCAGCTTCTTTTGCTGGTTCGGGTTTCCCCCGAAAATATAAGCCAGCGGAACGCCCAAAACCGTAGCGGTAATAAAGCCCATAGCTGTACTGGCCATGCTCTGGTTTTCGTGTGGCACTGGTATCCAGATCAGACCGGCCAACATAGCCAGCCCGAGCGTTACCACGTAGGCACAAAACCAGAATACCTTATCAAAGTGCGGATCTTTCATATTAATGTGTATGGGCTATTTTCGGTGGCCATCTTCTAGTTTATCTACCCGGTTCTCCAGCTTGAAAAGCCTTGCTTCTACCACATCGGCAGCAAATTCCTGCACCATGCGGTACTTTTCCAGATCCGTAACCTTATTGCCGAGCTGTTCTAAAACATGATCGATCTTTTCCTCCCGCCGTTCGGCACTCTGGATAAACCGGTTCAGGAAATAAATAACCAGCGCGGCCGTGGTGCTGACTGTTGCAATCAGAACCTTTATCAAGTTTGCCGTGGTGTAGATCGTTTCTGCTTCAGCCATGCTTCAGGCGTTAGTGGTTTTTATTTCTTTTCAAATCCCGGCATATACAGCCAGAATTCAGGTTGTTTTTTTAAAATTGCGTAGTACTCGAAGCAGAATAGTTTCCGGTCAGCAATAGCTTTGCGGCCAATCCATTTCCCAGTAAGGATGTAGACCGGTAACGCCCAGAACGTAGAAGCTCTGTCGTACTTTTTACCCTTATGCGCACGCACGTCTTCAATCGTGCAATCCATCGGCTCCATTACTATTTCCCGGTCGTACTGTTTAATCCATTCATCATAAGGCGTTTCGGTATAGCCTCCAAATACTTTCATTTCAGCTACGATCAGCATGCCGTTTTCTTCAAACATGATAGCGGCATGGTCGTAAGGCAGGCGCAGCCGCACAATCCTGTTAAACAGCGTTAGTGGCTTACTTACCTGAAATTTAGTTTTTATCAGTAGTCCGTAGATCATGGTTCTGGTGTTGGTTCGATTATAGATGCAGGAAGCGGATCACCTTCATGCCAATTCTTATAATCGTTTGTCCGTGGCGTACCCTTTAGGAAATCGGAATACTCTCTTGGCTTGCCGTAATTAACGTTAGGCTCCCCATCTACCACAGGGCGGGTATCAATGATTGGTAAATGGTTGAACCCCATTCTTTCGCGAACCCAGATATTAAGAAACGCAGCCCGGAGAGCAGCACCAAGCCCTTTCACAAACTCAGGGATATCTGAATCTTTGGTGGTGCTCCAGTCAGGTTCCTCATCGCTTACCGGGAAGCTGCCATCTGGGAAAACGTAAGTCCTAGTCCACTCAGTTTTTATATCGCGAACATTACCGTTCTTAGTAATTTTATTCCCATCAGCTATAAGGCCACTCCAATACCATCTCTCCCGAAGTCCTTTATAAATTGGCTCCACTGATTCCACATAAAGAATATTTTGGCCGTTCTCTTCACCGGAAAATATTTGGTATTCTATACCACCTCTTATTTCATTAAATGGCTGGATCATTATCTTAAGCTGTTAATTGTTGAACTTGTCAAGGTTATTGAAGATGTAGCGGTGCTACTTTTACCTGTTAAATCTGTATAAGAACTGGCTGAACTATTGAACTGGTAATAGCACAGCCACCTGTTTAAGGAAGTAGGGTTCTTGAAAAATGTATTATTATGCAGGGCAGCGAATTCGCCAGGGGATATCGCATAATTAGCGATCCCGTAATTTATTACTCTCCATGAGTAGATAGCATTATCAAATTTATGGGTAGATATAGATGCTAAAGTCAAGTCTGAGTTAATATTCCAGTAAGGCTGGTTTATCTTGCCAGTCTGGGCTTCCTTGGTAGCCGCTAATCTACCATCAATTAATATTTGGATATGCCTAGTAGCTAATTTCTGAATACAGACCGTATGAAAACCTTTTTTCCAGACGATCTCAGTATCAATTGTGGCAGGGAAAGCTTCCAGGTAATGCCCTGGTTCGCTTAAACCAACTAGCACCCTACCCCTTCTGGATACCGCAGAACCCCCGCCAAAAACCAGCACATAATCATTGTAAGAATTAGCGGTCAAAGAATCAGAATCAACATAGAAAGACCAGTAAATTGACCATTCGTTAGGGTTTACAGAAGTTAATGTAGTTGGGAATTCAATAGTTGTAGTAGTAGGGGCAGTTACACAATTAACTAATTCCGGCAATCCCGATTTCAGATCAACGCCTGAGCCGTTGGTTCTATCAATTACAGCTTTCGTGTAGAAATCTACTTTTGCGGTTTGGGTGGTTTCGTTGGTAGCTGTTCCTAATTCAGTAGCAGTATAGCCCGTTAAATCCCCGTGATTAGGGGTTAATGAAGTCCCCTTAGCATAATTAAACTGTTCTACTGTATCATAAGATTTAGCACCTGTTCTTTCCTGCATCGGCCAGAAGCCTACACAATTGGCATGCAGCACTTTCGGGACGACCCCTGCTTCATTATTGATCCTTTCGAATTCATGCTCTGAAATAGCCTTATCATAAATAGCCAGAAAGCCGGATAAGGAAGTACCGGAAATAACGATGCCGGATGCATTGGTCAGATCCCCGGTAATAGTTCCGGCAGATTCCGTTTTCGATTCCGGCGTATTATTGATGTACAAGCCGATTTTCCCCGCCGCCGTGTAGTATGCGGTTACCCTCGATTTCTTACCTGCTAATACCGGGGCTGATACCGATAAGCTGGTAGTGGTATTGTAAGCCGTGAAGGTAATGGTGCCGGAAGCATGCGTAATTTCCCAACCGCCTACGGTTTTCTTTCCTATCCGGAAACTGGTTCCCGGCTGCACGATCATGCTAACCGTGAACCCGGCAGAAGTGATATTGTAGCGCGTTTGATGCGGGATGGCAACGGTTTTACTGCCATCAATACTCAGTAAAGATTCAGTGCATACCCATTCCTGGGCGGTTTCCTTATTTTCAGCTATGTATCGCATGGTTATGCAGGGCGGGTTATGGTGAGGATAGCCGTAGCCGGAACCGTGGTAGTCGTATTGGTACCTTTCACTTCCACAACTTTATTGGCATCAGAAGCATTGATAAGGGCAGTTTTAAGCGTAGCAAAGGGAACGCCGGTAGTCCAGAAGGAAGAAGTGGAAACCCGGTAGGAATAGGTGAACGTGCCGGCAGTAATGGTAGAACCATCGGAAGCCACCCTTCTTTCCGTTACATCAGAAACCAGCCCTTCCACGTAACCCTTTTTGGAAGTCGTATAGCCGTCCGGATCGGTTTCTAAATAAAGTACCGGATTTTCAGCAGTACCGCCGCCGCCGCTGCCAATAACATCCCAATGATCTAATAGAGTGCCCCCATAATTCAGGCACTGTTGCAGGGAGTGCGTACCGCCGGAATCTTCCCAACGGTGCCGGATGGCTACTTTGCCGCCGCCGCCGTTCGGCCCGCCAAACACCAGCACTACTTCGCCGATCGGCTCGTCTACCGGGTTGCCACTGGCATCCAACTCAGTTCCTGATCTCTTGCCGATCTCAAAGATGCGGCTATTGGTAGAGGTATCACTATTCTGGTTATGGGTAAACGCCCCGGAAGATGCCAGTTTCCAGTAGGTGGGCTGGCTGTTCGGGGTTTTGCCCTTCGCGGGCGTAGCGTTTATATACTCGTAAGTATTGCCGCTATAAGAAACATAATCCGGTGCATCCTTGCTGTAATATTTATCCGGATCATACGGCCCGAAGTTAGTATTATCAGAGCCGCCCGTGCTTAACGTGGAAAGGTTGATGCGCTTTGCTTTGTTTTCATCTAGTACTTCGTCCGGATCAATTACCAAAAGGTAAGCATTTGGTTTTGCCGAAGCGAGTACGTTTAATTCTGATAGTTTCTGATCCATTATCCTTCAGTTTGGTAACGTCCGCCTGTTTCTGTTAAAATATAATCACCTGTTTCCAGCAAGTAGTAACTTGCATTTGGCACGGAGCCCGTACCCAACAGCTCCATAAACTCCCCGGAAATGGTGCGCTGCCGGTCGTTGTATTCCAGCGTGATCGGGAAGTAGCGCGTACCATCCGCTTCCATCAGCACCTGGTTCATGGCAAAGGAACCGCGCAGCGTACCGCGCAGTACTTTAACCGGGCTTTTGCGCAGGCTCAATTGGGTATTGGCTAAGAGTTGCAGTAAAGGGGTAGCTTCAAACTTGCCGCGCCGCTGCCAGTCTAAAGAAGGGTTTGTGCCGTTCACAAGAATGATATTCCGGTACATGGCAGGGGCATTGCCTAGCGGTATCACATCGCCGTGCGTAGCTTCTACCGTATCCTGCTTGATGGTAAGTTTCTTAGGGTTGGTAGCTGTAAAGGTTTCTTCCGTTGCCAGCGCCGGAGCTTCCGTGCGAATAAAGAAAGCCACCACGCGCTTCACCAATAGATTGATAAATGTGTACGCATTGGCTGCTACTTCATAAACACGAATCGTCAGCCAGCCATCTTCCGGAATATCCGGCACAAAGAATTCAGCGGTTTGCCATTTATTCAGTTCGGTAGTGGTAATAGCAAACTTATGCACCCCCGCCCGCCATTCCAGATTATTTGTATCACCAGGTGTAAGCGGGTAGTTCAGATGCTTATCGTTTAAGGTAACGCTGAAAATAAACTCAGGCGGCATACCCTGCCCACCGTAAGCTGGCCCGGTTACCTGGTATTCAAACTTGAAATAAACCGAAAGCGGGGAATCTGCTTTTACCCAGATCCGTTCCGTTTGAACATATTGCGCGGTCAGGATACTTGATGCAGAAAGCAACTGCATTGCGTAGGTTTTCTCCTTGGTATCTACCGGAACCACGCTGTAAATAGCAGGGCCATCGATGTATTTGTGGTTCCAGCCGCTGTCAAAATCATTCTCCTTGAAATCACCGCCTTTCACCACGTTCTCCATCAGTCCGTAGTCAATATGCACCGATGTTTCTTTAAAGGCGGGCCGTAGCTCTAAAGCCTGGCTGCGTTCGATCCAGTGCAGGGCATCCGGCACGTTGGCGCGGGTAATTAACCTTTGCGGGCTAAACTCAAACCAGGCAATTGCAGGTCCGTGCCATTCATTTATGCGAAGCGGGAAGCTGCCTTTTATTTCCTCCGTGCGGAATATATACCACGCACCACCAGCCTGCCGGAGATGCGCCCCGTAAGGTTTTAAAATAGCCTCCAGTACCGAAGCGCAATCCAGAACCTTCTTCCCGTCGTAGTAGGCGGCAGCAGAAACGAATGCCTGCCGTAAAGGGCTATCGCCCTCAGACCGGTTCATGCGCGTTTCATACAGGTTTATGCCTTCCAGAATGGAGAGCCGCGTTTCAATTTTGGATAAGATGTGAACAATGGCATCCCATTGACTCATAAAGCCTTCGGGTATTTCTTCAGTAAAAGGTTTTTCTTTCAGCTCCCCTAATCCATCGGTAGCCGAAAAGCTCATGTTGTAGGGAGGGGCTATGTACGGTTCCATGTACATATCCGGCACAAGCCAGCCGGTCCAGAATAAATCAGCATAAGGCCCTTTCCGGATCTCAACTAGGAACTCCCGATCATCGCCGGTGAACAGTTCAAGGTACTGGCCGGGGGTGGTGCATTGCAAAGAAATAACCGCTTCCTGACCGCGCAGTACGGTGAACATCGTTTCCCCACCTTCCTTGATCTGCAAAGGATCATCGCCCGCTATTACATCTTCACCATCGCCATCGTAATCGCGTTTCAGGATATTGATCGAGGTTCTTTCGCCTAGCGCATCATAGTAGGATGCATAAAACCGGGAACCGTAAACTGGCCGGTCTTCTATCGAAAACCATTTTTCATCCTCACACCCCTGCGCATCCTTTATGTGGGCGGTATATGTTCCGGGGGGGAGGCTAAATACAGGCGTTGATTGCCATGTTGGGTAAGGTGAAAGCCCTTCACCCGTAACGGCGTATTCCAAGCCAAACGCAGAGCTATAACCCCGGATCGTTACCCTCCCGTTATCATTCCCATTAGCATGCTTTATCAGCAAAGGTTCGTAGATATAGGCATCACATACCGTATTTACCACGCATACCGGGCTGTTTGGGGTTTGCACCCGCACCGCGTAAGGGTAGGTAATAGTAAGGCTGAACTCGTTCAGGGTAGTGCCGGAGCAGAATTTATAAGGGGAAATTTCGCCGTTCCTGCCGTGGGAGAAATTGGCTAAGGGCGCGTAATCAGCGACTACGGCATTAGTGGCATCATCCCAATTAACATAGATATACTGCGGGGTTGTATCCGTAGTATCCGGCCCGTAGTCAGGGTTTGCAATTTCGAAAAGCAGATGACGCGCCATAGGTTACAAGATAATTCTTGTAATTAGCGCAACAGGGTAAACATGTTGTTTTATTTGCGGTTTCCAAATAAGTGTTATATTTGAGCGAACAAACTATACACCTATGAAAGTAATTAAATTCTTAGGCGGGTTTTCCCTGCTTGTGTTTATCTTGACAAAGGCTTGCGAACCTTCAAGCTCAGAACCTACACCATCTCTGAACGCTTCTGTTTCTTTTGATGGAAAACAATTTACTATTCAAAATAAAGACACATTCGATTACGTGAACACTACTTTGAAAATAAATAGTGATTACCAGCTTGAAGGTAAAAGATTAGCAGCAGGGGAAACGTATAAAGTAGGGATTCTGCAATTTGCAAATGATAAAGGCGAAAGGTTTACGTTCAATTTGAAACCGCAAACCTTTCACTTTTCATGCATAAACCCGGAAGGGAAACGGGCATCTTTTTATAGTGAGTTTAACTAATTCCAGAATCTTTTTTGGCGATAGGCCTCCCTCGAAAGAACGCCTTGCAGGTTATTGCCCGATATTTCGAAAGACACTTTGCCTTCACCGTAACCTCCGCTAGTTCCCGGGCTTCCATAGCTTGGGCTAGCAGAGCGTGGAGCCGATGGGGTAGCGCCACCTCCTCCGAAGTTCGGGCCTTTAGAGAATGCCTTAGAGGCTACGGAAGAAAGTGCCACTAAAGCAATACCGGCAGCGATAGCCAGTGGGGCCGTTCCAGGTGTTATAATTAATTTTTCTAAGGCCAGTTTTGCAACGCCAGCGGCAATTAACATTTCACCGAATTGTCCTAAAAAACCTGCGAATATTTTAAGAAATCCATCAAAAAAACTCTCCATTCCTCCGGTTCCTCCGGTTAATGCATCACCAATGGTCTGCCCAAGCAATACAAAAGAATCAGTTAAACCGCCCCTTATCATTTCCTGAAACTTATCATTAAAAGCTCCAAGTGCCTCGGCTGCTGGATCAATAGCCGTTTTTAGTGCATCCGGATCAACGGGCAATAGTTTAAGCTGGGCTGGCACTTCAAGTTTACCATCACCTTCTTTCGGTGCGAAAATATCTTCACCAAAGGAATCACCCACGCGAACATCCAGGTTCTTAAGACCGGCAGAGCTGTTTAACGCATCAAAGTCTCTTTTAAGTTGCTGGATAATTTTGCTTTGCGGCTTTAATCCAGTTTCCAGTAGGTTTTGGATAGTGGATTGCAGTAGCTTGGTTTTCTCACCAATAACGTCATAAGAATCGCCGTAAAGCTTTGCCGATGCGCTTGCTACGTTCCAGCCTTTTACCAAAGCATCAAGTGCTTTCTGCTGTTCTTCGGTTAATCCTTTCGAGCTTGCCTTTATTTTATCAACGGAAGTGGTAACGGTATCAGCTCCAGATTCAGCAGCTTTACCACCGCTAAAGAATAAATCCTTCACGGCTTGCATTCCCGATTTCAGGTTATCGGTCATGCTTTGCCCAACCGCGCCCACGGCATCACCAAAGGTTACTACCGGCTTGCTGTCGAGGTTCGCTTTTGCGCTATCGGCAAAGCTTTTCAGACTCTTTTCAGTATCCTTGAACTCAACCCCTACAAACTTACCGAACTTGTTTACGGTCTGGATAATAGCCAGTAACCTGCTGGCAAAGGTGTATTGAACGCCTGCCCAAAGCCGATCAAAGAAAGCTGAAATAGAACCCCAACTGTCGTAGATGCTTTTAGCAATCAGGGCCAGAGCCGCAACCGCTGCTGCAATAGCCGCAATCTGAATAACTAACATGCCATTAGCTACTACCCATTTCTTCGTTGAGCTTGCCAGCGCAATAGTAGCTACTTTCAAAGCTGCGTAACCTGCTACCATTGAAGGAATCGCCGCTAAAATACCACCAAAGATAAGCACCACAGGCCCGATAGCCGCAGCAATGGCACCACCGATTATCAGGAACTTTTGAATACCCGGATTTAGTTGGCTAAATCCTTCCGCAAGCCCTGCCAGCTTTTCAGCCAGGGAGTTAAAGAAGCCTTCTACGTTCAGGTTTTTATTAATGGCATCGCCTAAATTAGCAAGGGCCAGTTTCCCGCTATCGCCTAAGTTTTCGAAGGAGTTTTTAAGACCCCCCGCAACCGGAGGGAGCTTATTTAGTTCAACCGTAACCTTATCGACAAACTCCGTAGCGGTAATGCCCATCTTTTGCAGTTCTTCCGTGTTGGAAGTACCGAAAGCCTGCTGCATTACTTTCCGGATCTGCGGAACGCGCTCTGCGATCTGGTTAATTTCTTCGGCTGAAATCTTGCCTTTAGCGGCCATCTGGGAAAGAGCCGTGATAACCCCATCCAGTTCAGCCTTTCCTTTGCCTACGGTAGCCAGAGCATTACCAAAGCCTTTTAAAGCGCCTTCTGCCTGCTTTGCGTTAAATCCAGCAGCTTGCAGGTTGATCGAACCCTGAACCGCTTCTTCCAGGCCTAAGCCGGGGAGTTTTGCTACTTCTTTCAGGCTGGCAAATTGCTTTTCGGATGCTTCGGCAGAACCGGAAACAGCCGTTAAGCCCTTCTGCAAAGCCTGAATATCACCGGCAGTTTTGAGGGAAATAGCAGCAAGGCCGGCCAAAGGTGCGGAAATCCATTTACTCAGGTTTTCCCCTACGCCCTGCATGGATTCGCCTGCACGAGCAAAGCCTTTCAGCTGCTTCTCAGCGATGCTAAAATTCTTCTGGAATTCTGCGACGTTCGCGCCGAGAACGACCTGCATTGAAGCTAATATGCTATTGCTCATCTTTCGGTTTTAATCGGGTTTTGTGGAATTCTAAAATGCGGGCAATATCTTCCTGCGTGGTTACGCCGCCCTGCTTTTTGCGCTTCTTATCGAGGTTCAGCGGCACGAGCTGTTGCGGGGTTTTGCTTTTCTTGCTGTTCGCGTTGAAGATCAGCGCCGCGAGGTATCGGGTTTGTTCCCATTGGAGTTCTGCCCGGTGATGGAAGCCTGAACAGGCCCGGTGGTAATCGTTCCAGGTCATGTTCCAGAATACATCCGGCAGCAATCCAAGCGGCCCAAGTGCAAAATCAAGAATATCCGCCCATTCTACACGGGCGGATTCTCCTTCTATTTCTTCTTGCCCTGGGCTTTCGCGTTTGGGTTTGCAGTTCCGGTTATAGCGGCTGAAAGCTGTTCCATCAATGCTACCTGATCTGCTTCGTCCATCCAATCGCCTACCGTTGCTTCATCAAAGTCAGTAGGGAGCTTTTCGGTTTTAGCGCCTGCCCAAAGTGCAGAGAAAAGCAGATCGCGGATGTTGCCCAGGTCGGACAAACCACCGGATTGCATTAATTCGCTGTACTCCGAAAGGGTGATCTTTTTAATTTCTGTGAACTTCGCCGTTTGATTCGTGCCAAAGCGCATCGGGCGTTTCTGTCCGCCGATCTCGATGTAGTGGGTTCCTGCTATCGCGTGCATAATTAAGCGTTAGTTACAATAGTATAAGCGCCTACTACCTGCATAGATGCTGAGTACGTGGCATTCCCTTCGGATTCGCCGGTGATTTCAATGCTGTTGATGAAGCAGCTGCCTTCAATGGTTTTTTCCCCAGAATCGACGGTGCCAAAAGCGAATTCTATTTTAGTGCCTGCCAGGTGCAGGGCTAAAAGGTCGTATCCTCTAGTTTTCGTTGGATCCGCCGGCGTATCAACCTTTACCAAGCCATCCGTGGAGAGCGTGGCGGTAATCATGCCAGGGGTGCCATCATAAAATTCACCTGATTCTTTGCAGGACCCATCGACCATTTCTCTTTCTGAAGAGAATGAATTTGAAGTAGCACAGCCAATGGCTACCCCATCTACTTTTAAGAGAAGGTTTTTACCTAATATTGTTTTTTCTGCCATCGTTTTAGCGGTTTATGGTTATGGTATAATCTTGTGCTTTAAAATATATTTCGGCTGCGTTATCGTGCAGGTCGGTTTCTGATTCGTAGGTAATCCCGGCAATGCTGGTTTCGGCAACCGTGCCGGAAAAGCCATCTAAAAGGGTGCGGCATATCTCGGCCAGGGCTTCAACCTGGTCATATTCCTCAGAATAGATATTGATCTGAATGCGTTTTTTATCCTGGTTTGCGCCTTCTTTGCAGCTGGCCGGGTTATTGGAAATGGTCTGGAAAGCTACGGAGGGCAAAGCGGCCCCCTGTGCCACGCGAAGCGGGTACACCCGGTTCCCGGCAATGGCGGAGAACTCCGGCGCGGTGGTCAGAATGGTATAGATTGCTTCGCTTATCATTTAAATACTTTCTTAAAGCCTGATTCCAGAATGGATCTGAATTCCTTTGCTATTTCATCCTGCACATTGCCTATGCAGGCATCGTAAGCGGGGCGCATGAAAGGCTGGGCGGTAACGCCTTCAACCTGTTTACCAAAGAATATCCCGTGGCCTGCCAGCACCTTAGCCTTTTCAGCCCTTCGGGTTACCGTGCCGTATTCCAGCAGGTGGGCGTGGTAGCCTTTATAGGGGCCGTGCCTGCGCGGGCCGATGGTAATGCGTTTGGTCAGTCCGGCTTCTTTGCTTTTGATGATGCCGATGGATTTTCTCAGGTTTCCGGTAACGTCAGAGTGCGAAGCGTTCTGCTTGATCTGGTTCACCAGGATCTTTGAGGACTTCACCAGCACTTCTTCCACGACCTTCTGCCCGAACTTATCCGGCAACCCGGCCAGTACCTGTTCAATTTCCTTAATTCCGTAGGTTACAAATCCTGCGCCCTTAGCCATTATTTTCAGCCTCCCCGATTAGTTGTAAACCTTCCCGGCGCCCGATCTCGGTAACGCCGGTAATGTTGTAAGTCTGCCCGTCAAAGGTTACCCGCGTTTTTGCAGCGGAAATGCCCGAACGGTAGCGGATTTTAAAAACTGCCGTTTGAATTGCACTTAGCTGATCGGCTTCGAATACCTCCTTAGCTGTTGGTTGTAACACCTCAGCCCACACCGGCACGGCATCACCCCAGGTGTTAATTTCCTGGCCTGACTTGCTGCGCGTGGTGGTATTGGTTTCCAGCGTAATCCTGCGGTTTAACTTCCCTGCTTCCATTGCTTAGATGTTAATTACCCGGTAAGGAGTAAGCATAGATTCAGAAGCTTTCGGGAAACGCTCGGTTTTATCTTCGCGGTTCTCGTACATGGAGCCGATCATCAGCAGCAAGGCGCTTTTAATATCTTCCGGCACAGCATCAGCCGTAGCGTAGCCAGCCTTATAGGTGATCTTTATATCAGAATAGCAGGAAGCATACCAGCCACTATCGGCAATCCCTCGAATGGTAGTATGTTCGGTTTCGGTCAGGGTGTAGTCGGTTTCTTCAAATACCACTTCCTGCCCTGCATCATCTGTTGCTTTAAAGCTCGTTATTTCGGCAAACGGAGGGCGCGGAAGCGGTACAGAAGAAGGTAGCCTATCAAGGTATAGCTGGAAAGTGGCAGGCATGATCTGCCGGTTGGTAAAGTTCTGAGCCTGTTGCACCGCCGATTTCAGAAGAAGCGTGATATAGTCATCTTCATCTGTGCCATCCATGCGCAGGTGGGCTTTCACCTCATCCAGCGTAAGCGGCAATTCCGTTGCGGGTGTTACAAGTTTCAGGAACATTACTTTTTGGCTTTTTTCTTTTTGGCAGGGATGGTTGTGGTTTCAGCTACTGGCATTGCCGCCGTTTCCGGTTGTTCTTTTACAATTTCGACTTTCCCGGCAGCGATCAGGTACTTCATACCGGCCGCGCTGGCTATCGTGTATTCTTCCCCTTTTTTGTAGTTGCCGTAATCCTGAGTGAACCGAACCTTTACCATAGTTATTTTTTCTTAGATGGTGTTTTGGGTGCTTCTGGTGTTTTTTCAGCTTTCACCTCTACCGCGTAGCCGCTTTTCAGCAGGGTAGCAGTATGTTCTGCGCTTAACTCCGCCACATCGCCCACGAAATAGGCGTAGGCAGGGTGCGGCTTAATGAATTTTACTTTCATAGTTTAGGAGAATAATGGGGCAGCCTTACGGGGCCACCCCGTTAATCAGGAGAATTAATCAGGAAATTAAACAGTCAGAGCGTCTTTCATCGCCGCGAAAGATTGCGCGTTGCGGATAGCTTCGTCATAGAAAGTCCACGCGTTGATGCGAACCAGACCTTCAGTATCTTTTGCGTAAGGGTTTACCAGGAACTCGATACCGCCCCACTGACCCATTAACAGGTCTTTGAAGTTACCGAAGATGAGAGCCGAACACACGCCTGAGCTAGTGCCTTTGGTCAGGTTGCTTGGAACCTGCGTTGAGATGCCAGCGCGGTAGCCGTTCAGCGGGGTAGCGCCGCTTTCGAAAACCGGTGAACCGTTTGTGCCACTGAATTTCTGGGTGCCTTTCAGTTTGCCGCGTACTTTCGGGTTGGTAAGGTAACCCAGGGTGCCTTCTTCCGCATTCGCGGTCGCAATCGCAGTTTCCAAAGCAATGATATTTTCCCATGTAGGAGCCAAGCCGTTAGCGCCACCTGCTACCGATCCGATACCGGCTTCGTTCAGGATAGCAGTAATAGCCGAAGCATCCATCACTTTCGCGATCTGGAAAGCAAGATCATCACGCAGCATCGATTCTATAGAATTGGAAGTCTGCAATAAAAGCTGACGGGAAACTTCCACATGTACCGGCAATCTGCGCGGGCTAAGGCTTACTGAGCCAAAAGTTGGAGAGGAAGCGTTAGATGTTGCATTTTCTGCTTTGTCAGCAGCCTGATCGTCAGAAAGGAATTTTGGGAATGTTATATTGCCCACTAAACCATCCAACATCGTAGCACCCATGCCAGCTACTACCAGTTTTGCGCGTAAACGCTCGATAATGGAGCCGGTAGCTGTTGCGATGTTCACACCACCCTGATCGCCACCTGTTCCGCCGGTTGCGTTTACCGAACGGGCAGAGCCAGCCAGAGCCAACACATTCTGAGGGATCAGTAAGTTGCCTTGGATCTGCAAACCGGCATCACGGTATTGCTTTACAGCTTCCTGGTGCATTTCTGCTTCAATACCAGACAGAGGCTGGTCATTGATTTTCGCGTTTACTGCGCGTAAAATCGAATAGCTTGAAATATCGCGCTTATCGTTATCGTTCAGGCCGTGGTTTGTGCCTTGACCGGCAGAGATAGCCGAAATAGCCAGTTTTTCCAGTGTTTCCGCGCGTCTAATATCACCATCCAGTTCTGCAATCTGATTTTCCAGTGCATCGAAATTGGTTTTTTCGTCAGCGTTAAAGCTGCGTTTTTCGCTAGAAGCTGTTGCGTTAAGGGCTTGCATAGCTTCAATCTTCTGCGCGCGCTCTTCGCGCAATTGCTTCAGGTTTTTCATTTGGGTTTACTATTTATTTAGGGTTAAAATTCTTAGTTTGTTATTGCGTTGCTCATTCTCGATCTGCCAGGTATTATCGGGCAGCGGGGGAGTAGAAAGTTTTTCAACTTCATCTAAAGCGCGTTTGCTCACGGTGGTAGATTTGTAAGCCGGGTAAGTAACCGGGGAAACATCCAGTAATCGACTCACTTTTGTAATGGTGCGTTTCAGGTAGCCTTCGCCGCTGTCGCGCCACTCGTCTTTCTCCACGCCAAACTGGAAAGAGCTTTGGTCTACATCACCGCGTTCCATGCTCACCAGCAGATCACGGGCGTAAGTAGTATCCGGGCTGTCGTATTCGTACCATAAGCCGGTATCATCCACGCCAATGCGCAAAGTTCCGGCAGTGGTGCGGCCCAGAATAAGGCTTGAATCGTGGTTAATAAGAGCGCGTACATCGTCTTTTAGCACCGCATCGAAAGCGCCCGGTGCGATAATTTCCCGGAAACCGCCTAAGTTTTCGCTCAGGCTGTCGAATTTGGCCGCATAACCGCGTACTACGGTGTTATTATCCCGTTTTTCAGCCCGTACTTCGCTTTTAAGGCAGCGGCTTTCTATCGCGTTATTCTCCTTCATTTTCTTGCTTATTTGTGGTTTTAGGGGCTGTTTTGGCGCTTAAAACGTCATCAATGCGGTCTATCGGCACCATATTATTACCCTGCACATAGTATCTATCGCCGCCTTCAATCGGGTTCTGGTCTTCCAACTCGCGGATGTCGTTCTGGCTCATGGCGCCAATCGAAAACATCTCTTTGTAGAAGATCGCACGGGCGGCAGAATCACCACGCATAAGGGCGTTTAAGCTAAATTTGGTATAGTGATTAGCCTTTTCGTTTTCGCGGAATAGCTTGCGGTCGGCTTCTTCTTCAAATCGTTTCAGCCACGGCATTAAGCAATCCTGCACAAACTCGATGTTTTGCTGCTCGATATTGGAAAAGGTGGCTTTGTCCAGATGACCTACTTTGTGGGGAGGAACCCCGTACCAGCGGCAAACTTCGGGAACGCCGAAAGCTCTGGTTTCAAGAAACTGCGCTTCATTCGGGGCAAGGCTCATTTTGGTAATGTCCATACCTTCTTCCAATATCATTGGCTTAAAGGCATTTTTAACCCCTGCATAATTCGCAGTTAAAGATTCTTTTAGATGCTTGTGAGCCGTATCGGATAACTTGCCAGGGTGCTTTAATGCAACGCCAATAGCGGCCCCGTTTTCGTAGAAATTATTGCCAAAGGTTTGAGTATTCAGAGAAATACCCATGCTCTCAGCCGCGTAGCTGATCGGGCTTTTGCCGGTTACACCTGTGCCTAAGCCGCGTAAATGGAAAATATCGTAGTATGGGATTTTGCCATCCGGCGTTTGGGCGAATAACTGGCCGTTACTTTCAACTAAGGTAACTGTGCCGCCTTCGTACAATTTAAAGCTAACAGGTTCGTATCTTTTGCCGCGAATGATTTTAGCGTACCCATTGCCCCAGCGTAACGCTATTTCCGTGATCGCCTGCTTAAAGGCAAAAGCGGTCATGTATTCGTTCGGATCGGAATAAAGAAGCCGGTCGGCAGGGTGGGCGGCAGCTACCTCGCGTTTGCCGTTGGTAGTCTGGTAAGCATGGCAGGGGAGTTTGGCAACACCTTCGGAAGTTACCTTGATGCAGGCGTAAACGGCGCTTAATTTCATGGCCGTTTCCGGCGTTACCGTAGTGCCATTATAGCCAAACCCGAAAAGCTGCGATAAAGCCGGGGTATCAGTAGCCGAAACGGAGCGTTTTTCACTCGTAATGATACTTAATGCCCTTTTAAGGAAGTTCGCCATAGTTGCCCGTTCTGCCCAAATATAAGGCGTACCGGAAGCGGAACAGGGTAAACATGTTGCTTTATTAGGGCATAAAAAAAGCCCACCAGAAAGGCAGGCTTGGAGTTTTTAGCGCTTTAGGGATAGCGTTTTACTTTATTACTTCTTTGGGGAGCGTGTTTATTTCGCCAATTGTTCTTAAATCCAAAAGTGCCGCTGCAATATGGTTTAGTTGCTTTTCGATTGCACCTAAATCATCAGGGGCTTGTGAGATTTCTGGGCGGTCAGGCTGCTTTAATTGTTCGATATTGTTCCGGGTGTGAACATCGTAAACCAATGATTCTATATAAAGAAGCTCATTTTTTATTTTTAATAATCTTTTTTCTTCGCTCATAGTTTTTCAGGGGTTTTAGATAGCGTTTTTATTTGCGATGCTTGCCTATACAGGTTCCATATTTATCATTATAGAATAATCCATCGTAAATATGTTTCACCCCATTAATGACTACGTAAACATCATATCCGCTTGCTTTTTCATCACGTTCGCGGTCATAAGAAGGCAACGCACCAATATTATTATATTGCCCATTATAATCCCTTTCATCTGTTGAGAAGGCAATCGTACTATATTCTTCACAGATTGAAAATACAGGCATTTTTATTTCTATCCCGGTTTCTCGGTGTAGTAGAATGAAATACACATCTGCCTTTGGTAGTCCTTCGCTCATAGTTTTTCAGGGGTTTTAGATAGCGTTTTCAGCACTAATATACGAAGATTTAAGCAGCGCGGCTAAACCCCGGCTTCTTATTCCAGCGGTTGCTTTTGCTGCGTTCCCTTAGCCAGCGCCGACGAGCCTGATAAAAGCTTTCATAGTTCCTGTATTTGTGGCGGTTGTAAGCGGCAAATACTTCTGATTCTACGGCTTTATAAGCTTCGCGCATGGTGTCAGATTGTGGCAATATTTCATCAACCCGGGCATTAAACCCGGAAATTTCCCATATTGTGATCGGCTCGTCAAATCCCATTTTATAGCGTTCTTATTCCTTGTGTTTCGTAAATACTTGGGCCTTCATTTTCACCCCAGTTCTGTGATTGATATTCCCCGGTTGCCATGATCGCGGCTATTACACCATCGACTTTTTCACGGGAGTGTCTTTTGGAAATCCGGGTGTTTTCGTTGGTATCGATTATTTCTACCGCGTTGGTCATCTGCCAGCGCATTACCGGGTTATTGCCATGGTTTATCCGGCCCTGCTTCACGCTGTTCTTAAAGAACTTGGTAGGCTCGGAAAACTCCATAATGGTCTGGGCAAATGGCCGCATGTTCACGCCGTATTCTACCAGGTTTGTATCTAAGTTCCCGATGTTGTGCCTATCGTAGCTGATCCCGCGAATATCGAAGCGGTCAAAACATTCCTTGATGTGCTTTTCGATCTGGGTATAGTCGGTAACGTTGCCTTCGGTGGTAAATATCCAGCCATCTTTGAGCCATTCGCGGAGGTTGTGCATGCCGTTGGCTATCCGTTTCCGTACCGTGGCATCCGGTATCCAGTGCCACCAGAACTTATCAAAGTGAACAGTATCGCCTACTTTGCGCGGAAAGGTTAAACAGAAGCTTATAAAGTCATCCCGCTTCGCCATATCCAGGCCGCCGTAGCACTCTTTGCCCTCGTAATCGGCAATGTTCAGCTCGGTTCCGTGGCGCATCCAGATTTCATCCTCGATCCAGGTTTTAGCCGCATCCACCCACATATTCAGGTTCAGGGTTTTGAACTTAACGATACTTTCTTCCCCTTCCAGGATAGCGTTATCCCGTTCCTTTATCATATCCTCTAAATTCAGGATATGACCCAGCATCGGGTTCGCCTTGATAAAGTTTTTCGGGTTCTTCCATCCGGCGTTGGGGTTATCTTCTTCGCCTTTCGGAATATCTAAATCTTCTTCATCCAGGGAAAACATCATAATGAAAACCGAATCATCCAGAATAATGCCCTTTAGGATCGGAATGTATATCCGTTCCTCTTTGGCGTACATCGGTTTCGATTTGTCCGTGCCGCGCGTGGTAACGATGCTAAAGATTGGCTCTTTCCGGTGGATCATACCCGTACGGAGCTTACCCAGCATATCGTCATTATCAAATTCGTGGTACTCATCAATAACCGCGTAAGATGGCCGCGTACCATCGGCAGTTTTTGGGTTGGAGGTCAGGAACTGAAACTTCGCCTTGTTCTCGTTGTTGAAGATGGTAGTGGCGCTGGTAGAAAGGTATTCCTGCAATTCCGGCGAATACTCCACCATAAACTTTGCATCGTCAAAAGCAATTTTCGCCTGATCTTCTTTGGTAGCTGAAACGTAGGCTTCTGCCCGGAACAGGTTTTCTACCGTTAAATGGTAAAGGATTTGCAGTGATTCCAGCGGCGTTTTCCCGTTCTTCCGGGCTACCGTTTTGAACTTGCTCCGGAACCTTCGCCGCCCATCTTCTTTCCGCCATCCATAGAATACGTACAGCTCCCAAACCTGAAATGGCGCAAGCTGGATAGGCTCATCCGGGGAAAGGTGCGTAACTTCGGCAAACTCCAATATCTTCTGGCCTTCCTCGTGGCTGAAATAAATGCCGCGTTCATGGCCGTTCTTTAGATCCCGGCGTTGCCGTTCAATAGCCAAACGCAGAAGCTTGCCAGACTTGATGCGCCCGGAAAGTATATCATCTTCGTATTGCTTCGCTATTGGGTTGTACTTCATTTTCTAGCTATTTGGTGCTTTCCGTTTATTGGCATAGGTTATTCTTGCATTAATTCAGGCAAAACACCTAAATAGAAATATTTGCCATCTACTTGGCTAAATGTTGTATAGAAGTAAACGCCATCTTCCTTTCGGCCGGCTTCCCCAACTTGCAAAAACTCGCGGCTGCAATATTGAGGTGCAACTATTTCTCCCATATGCATATATAAATCTTCGTCCACTTGGTCGCAAGGCTTTAAAAACTCAGTAAGTTCTATACCTGATTTATCCCATTGCTTTAATGTCTTAATCTTTGCCATACTTTTGTTGCTTAAAATGATACCGTTTTAGTTATTAATTTTTCTTGATTAAGGATGTAAGCTTGCCGCCTTTCTTCTGCTGGGGCAGGGAAATGCTTTGCCGGGAAGAAGGCGTAAACCCGAATTGCTGCGCGATCCGGCAGGAGTGGGTTAAGGCTTCGTTATAGATAGCGATGTATGGGCTTTTAACCGGATACATACCGCCGCCTTTATTCTGCATAATGATCGTCATGCCTTCTTCATCAATGCATTTCTTCGCCTTCTGCATGATAGATACCTGGTAGCAGTATTCTTTCAGCATTACCAAGTCCAAATCTGAAAGCAAACCTAACTCCTGCAACTTGGAAGCCGTGGAATACCACGTATCCTGCCCGACCTTATCCAGCCCATCAGGAGCCGCCGGAATAGTTGAAAGCGATTCCACCTCCATCGGGTTCGAAAGCTCTCTGGAAGGCCGTAAAGTGCCTTGTATCTCTTTAATTTGCTTCGGTTTCTTTGGTCTTGGCATGTCGTCTGTGTTAAGTACCCCCTTTGGCTCCGATTTTGGATGCGATTTTTCGCGGT